CTTGGAAACTGATGGTGTTCGTAACCATAACTGTGCATCAGTTCGTGAGCAAACAGTTGGCTAATACTATACAGACTCATATCATCAGCCATCGACAAGTGCATGTCATGACCATTGCCATAATACTTACCTAAGTAAGCGTGACCTGAATAACCATATGACTTGTGCCATATCTGTATATTCAAGTTTTTCCAATACGAGAGCTTTCCCTCATCCTTCGCTATTTGGTTATGTATAAAACTAAACAACGATCTCAACTTTCCAGTATCAAAACTAGAAGTGTTTTTAATTATTTTCATATGCTTTCCCTTATGAAAATTGGGCAATTCCATATTCTTATGAAACCTTGACCCAAGTGCATTATAACATAGTTTATACATTTGTGCAAATTTGTATACATGACCTAATCCAATAAATTTGACTTTTTGCAAAAAATTACACATGCCTTTATACTCTTATGATGGTGAACTCACGAACAAAGGGAGCATCGTTTGAGCGACAGGTAGTGAAGATTCTGAATGATTTTTTTGCAGACAACGATCTGAACTACACTTGCAAACGAAACTTAGATCAATACCAAGAGGCAGGTCAATGTGATGTGCCCATCCCATTCCATGCTGTCGAGTGCAAGGCTTACAAGGAAGGCACTTGGCTCAAAGCAGAATGGTGGCGACAGGTGTGCGATTCAGCCAAAGACGATATACCTGTGCTCATCTACAAATTCAATCGTGTGCCTATTCGTGTGTGCGTTCCTTTGCATGCCATCAATCCTGAGTGGGAGAAGGACAATCAAAAGATTGCAGTCTTACCCTTGGAAGAGTGGTTAGATGTGTTAAAGTTAAATTGGAAGATTTACGAGGATATGGATGGCAAGTAAAAAAGACCCAAGATTAGCTAGAGCAGGCGTTAGTGGTTTTAATAAACCCAAACGAACTCCTAGTCACAAAACTAAATCACATGTGGTGGTAGCTAAGTCAGGTGACAAAGTTAAAACCATTCGTTTTGGTCAACAGGGTGTTAAAACAGCAGGCAAACCGAAAGAAGGTGAGTCAGCTAGACAAAAAGCTAGGAGGAAGAGTTTTAAAGCTAGGCATGGCAAGAACATTGCTAAAGGCAAAATGTCAGCTGCTTATTGGGCTAACAAAGTAAAATGGTAATATCGAGGTCACAAATGAAACAACAAGTAACCAAAGGTGGTAAGAACAAAGCTAAACTCAAGAAGGTTGTAAAAGGTTTAAAGAAGGCTAGTAAGTCACACGCAAAACAAGCTAAAACCCTACAAACCATCAAACTTAAAAAAGGTGGTAGTGCTAAAAGCAAATCCACAGTCAACAAGGCAGGTAACTATACCAAACCTACCATGCGTAAGAATCTATTTAGTAGGATCAAGGCAGGTGGTAAAGGAGGCAAACCCGGTCAGTGGAGTGCTCGTAAAGCTCAGATGCTTGCCAAACAGTACAAAGCTAAGGGTGGTGGCTACAAATAATGGCTAAAGGTGTAAAACATTACAAAAGAGATGGCACCTTGTTTACAGGTAACACTCACAAAATGCCTGATGGTTCTTTGCATACCAACAAGTCACACACAAAAACTAGCGTGAAGTTATTTCATTTTAAAGATTTATCTAAACGAGCTAAGACAAAAGCTAAAAAATAATGGCATTAAAAAAATCACAAAGATCGTTAAAGAAGTGGGGTGCACAAAAATGGCGTACCTCTGATGGCAAACCTAGCAAAGGCAAAAAACGATACTTACCTGACAAAGCATGGAAGTCACTGACCAAAGCAGAAAAGGCTTCTACCAATCGTGCCAAAGCCAAAGGCAACAAAGCAGGCAAGCAGTTTGTCAAACAACCCAAGAAGATTGCAAAGAAAGTCAGAAGATTTCGTAAGTAACAATGTCTGATCTATCCACACCTAAACATGGTTTACATGGTGGCTTTTCCCTTACCCAAGTTGATGTCGAGAAGTTTTTAGATATAACCAAGAAGGTCAAACCTAAGAAAGGTAAGGTTTTTAAAACCAAAAAGAAAGTTTCTAACAAAGACTATCGTGATGTCGATGTCTATTACATCGAAGCTGAGGAAGAAGAACTCTATAAAATCTTACAATCAGTTGCACTCAAGATAAACGAACACTTCAAATACAAGATCGATGGTATCGAAAAAGCTCAGGTCATGAAGTACACAGCACCTTCCAATGGTTATGGTTGGCACATTGATATGGGAGCAGAAGGTATCTCTGCTAATAGAAAGATAGGTGTTTCGATTCTTTTAAACAACGATTACGAGGGTGGTGAGCTATCTTTTAGGACAGGTGAAGAGACTAAGACAGTCAAACCTGATACTGGTGAGGTAGTCGCTTTTAGTTCTTTTGTGCCACACAAAGTAGAAAAGATCACCAAAGGTGAACGCCTTGTGTTAGTTGTTTGGTTTACAGGACCTCATTTTAGGTAAGCCTTTGTTTGTGCTCACCAAATAAATCTATCAACTCCTGATACTGACCCTCATCACTAGATCGCAATAACTCTATTGGTTTCTTATTGATCCGATAGAAGTTGTGCAATGAATCAATGGTTTTGCAACCAGTAATGAATGTTGAGATCACAATGAAGATTGGGTGCTTGCTCACAAACACACCAACATTTTTTTCTGTTCTTCATCGACAGTGGTATGAAACAAAACCTTGTTCCTCCACATCTCTATGACATGATCCACTGTGTCCATGTTCCCATCGTAAGTTTTAACCTCTAACATAGATCGTTTAATACGAGATTGCATGATTCGTTTAAGTGCATCAGCACTAATGACTTGGTAGTTTGACTGAAACAATAAGTTCAGTGTTCTAAAGTATTCGCTCATCAGTATCTCCTATTGAATCATGACTTGCTAAACCTAATCCATCTTGCATGGCATGGATCAAACCTTTTTTGTTTGGTTCAAATTCATAAGTAGTAATATCGATATGGTCGTAATCTCCTACACAAACTTTATTAGTGCCACCAGTAACAATAATCTCTGAATCTCTTGATTCAATTAATTTTTTATACTCTGCGTTTTCTATGTCTGCTTCTTTTTTTAACAGCTTTATTTTTTTCATGGCTTCCTTTTTGGTTGCGTAAAACCAAAAAAATTCTCTGCTAGTGTCTACTACATATATCTTCATGACTCCTCCTCATTAAGTCTTGTGTATGAATTAAAATCTTTATACCCTAACTCTTGCCTAAGAATATTTTTAATCTTGTCTAAGTCCTCGACAATCATTCTGTTTTCTTCTTTGAGCTCAACCAAAGTTAAGATTTCATTGGGCACCTTAGAGCGTTCAGTCGCACTGCCCACACCATCTGATTTTACTTTGCTTGTTGGCAAAGACCCAAAGGACTCAGGTTGATTCTTAGTGTAATCACGCTTTTGTGGTTTAGGCTCGACAGGTTTGCAATTACCTTCTAACCAAACTCTAAAGTAAAAGTTTTTGTCTTTTCTTTCACCTGCGTAAATTTTGTTTGAACTAAATCTTTTACCAACCTTTCGACCCCACATTTGTATGGAAGCAACCTGTGTTTGTTTTAACACCACAAAACTTTGACCTATCTCCATCGATTTTAATTTTTTAATGGTGTCTGCATCTAACAATGATTTTCTACCTCTGCCAATTGGCTTTTCAATGTTGTCTTCAATCTCAATATTAATTTTCATCTGTCACCTCAGCTTCTTTGATTGCCAACTTGTTGTCAGCGATTAGTTTATTGATTGCCTGCCAAATGATTCCTTGGTGAAAGTCTTTATCCCAAGCAATCATGCCTTGAGCCTGACACTCACTACAACCCACTGGATTGTTTAAGAACCCTCTAAAGGTTCCAGTGAATGTGCCATGCAATGCACAGTGCACTTCATAAGTTTCTTTTAGATGATCTCCCAGTTCTGTTCGATACCTTCTTATCATCTGCTCTTTGGTTTCTTCTATCTGTACCATTTATTTCTCCATTAAGTTATTAAGTGCCTAGTGTGATGATGAAGCCTTAGTAAAGGAGGAGAAAGGATTGGCACTCCATCATCTTTGGGATTACCACCACTAGGCAAGGGGTAATAAATACAGCCAATCTTTCTCAACATGCGACAAGCATAGCATACAAATATCCAAATGTGCAAATATTTATAAAGATTAATATTGTTCCATGTAGAACATCATATATATTAATTTGTATAAATAGTTGCAATTATTTATAAACTATGTATTATGACCATATGAAAACAAAAAATACAAAACCAAATGTGATGAAGGACATGCAAGCCAACATCATCAAACTCATGCAAACTGAAGGCGACAACTGGACTAAGAGTTGGGTTGAGATGGGTATGCCAGTCAATATAAAAACCAAAAAAAATTATAGAGGTGGCAATCTTTTTAATCTAAACATGCAAGTAAAAATTAATGGTTGGAAGTGTAACCAGTGGGGTACTTTCAAACAGTGGAACGACCTTGGTTATAAAATCAAAAAAGGTTCTAAAGGTTCTCAAGTTTATTACTGGGAGCTTCGAGAAAAAAAACTTGCTTGGTTGACTGAAGGCGAGAAAGCAAAATATCAAGCAACTAAAAAACTACCCACTTATCTTTTACAAAGATTCGCAATCGTTTTTAATGGTGTGCAGATTGAAGACTTTAAATTTGAAAAAATTAAAGTACACAAGACTAAGCTCGACCAAAACCAAATTGTCATGATTGATAAGTTTATTGAGAACACTGGTGCTCATTTCAAACATGGTAGCCAAGATGGTGCTTACTACGAAAAATTGTTTGATGCTATTAACATGCCTGACAAAGAAGATTTCTTTACTGACTTAGACTACTACTGCACCAAGCTACATGAACTGACTCACTGGACTATGACCAAAGAGCGTACAGACAGAGTGGCTGAAAAACTAGACTACGCCACAGAAGAGTTGGTCGCTGAGATAGGTTCAGCCTTCTTGTGTGCCTACCTTGGCATTAGCAAGACTCCTAGAAAAGATCATGCCAAGTATCTCAATGCTTGGATTGAAAGAATACAAGATTCTGAGAAAGCTCTAACCAAAGCGTTTACTCTAGCTCAGAAGTCTTTGGACTGTTTAATCGACATGCAAGTAGCAGAGGAGAAAGTTGCATAATATTAATTTGTATAAATACTTGCAATTTTGTGTAAAAAGTGCATAATAAGTATATGACAAATTTATCTTACATTTCAAAAGGAGGAAATATGACGATAGATCAACTAATACAGGAAGCTCTCAAGCGACCTGAGAACTACAACGCTGATGGCAGTGTCAATGGTTGCTTCATCGATGCTGACATCAACATGGACAACGATGGTACCTACACAGGCAAACAATTGTTTGAAGCGTTAGAGAATTATGACTTTGGCAACTTGGAGGTGGCGTAATGGCTAAAACTAACTACATCGCATTAAATTCTAATCCAAAATTAGTCGAATTTAAAAACTATATTTTAAGTTTTTATGACTACGATGGGATTTATCCCATTGAAGGATTAACCGAAGGCAAAGTTGAAAAAGCCATTATGACTTACTTAGAGGTATGCTCTAATCTTGCAACCCACCAAACATGGGGTGATGGTGATTCAATAGATCGTGAGCGTGTAAGAGATATTTTACTAACAATGGAGGTGGCGTAATGGCTATTAATCGATACTTTAAAAACATTGAGGAGGCTAGGGATTTCATTCGTGAAACCCAAAAGCAACTCAACCCAAGCAAGACTGTTATTAAAAAGAAAACAGTCAACATCGTTGTTGGCAACAAGAACGACTACGATCTTCTAACCCAAGGTTTAGTTGGCATGAAGAATGTTAAATGGATTTATATAACACTTGAGGAGGTGGCATAATGGCGATAACAATACAACACATAGAAAACAAAATTCGTATTCTGAACGAATCTACAAACAATCCTATTGCGACTTGGACACAAAGTGATGTGCCAAGTGTATATGATTTAAAATCTAATATAGGAAATTACCATCTTGCAGAAGAATATGGTGTATTTAACTTATATCAAATCGCCAATGAAAATGGTGGTGTGAGTTCAGTATTCTATGGCAAAACTAAGCGTGAACTTTACTTGCAAATTACAGCAATGCTTGAAGGTGTAAGAATTGGAAAAAACTGTGAAGCAAGGGAGGTGGCATGATGTACGACACAACAATGTTTGGTGAAGGCATAGAATTAGGTTGGGATTCTTGTAAGTTTAAATATGAAGGTCTTGAATACACTGCTATTATCCAAGAAATTCATGCAGATCATTTAGTTGTAAAACCTATCAGCAGAACCAATTGGAAAAACATTCATGAAACAGGTTCAAGATTTGATTTTGATAGACTTAATCTTTCTATAAACTCATTCAATAACATTGAGTTAGAGATATGGGAAGGTGGTATGGATGGTTGGTATGCACCATTTCATGTTCTATTCCGAGGCGATCCACACAAGATCGATACCCCACTTTTTAAAGGAGTTGCATAATGAAACAACAAAAACTAATTGACACAATCAACGAGCTTTTTCCCAAAGCCAAAGCTGTTCCCATGGAAGAATGGGATGGCAGTAAAGTCGGTATTTGGTTTCGAGGCTCTGAAGACATACACTCAGATGGCTTACCCATCTTTGATTTCTATGGCTTTGGTTGTCATCCTGAGATCAACAGCATCTTAATTAACGCAGGTTGGTTCTACGAACCAAATGATTCAGGCACCATGATGGCTTATCCACTATGATATTCTTTATACATATTTGCAAATATTTACACAATAGGTATAATAACCCCATGATATATTTAACTTGCAACATACAGGAGGCATTATGAGTTGCACAGAAAAAACCAATGTATATGTCGCCAACACTTACGAGTTCACAGCTTGTTGTGGTGGTGCCATCAACAAAGACGACAACACTTGTACTAAGTGTGATCGACCTATCGACAAAGTTTTTGGTGTAGACAACAAACTCAACTTTGCTCACGACATTTGGTACAACACACTTAGAACTCAGTTCTTGATGGATGTACAAGTCTTTGAGGCAACACGATGAATCCTGCCAAGCAGATCAACAACATTTATGGCTATGTCAGAGTTTCAACCTCAGAACAAGCTGTCAATGGTATCTCCCTTGAGACTCAAAAAGATTTAATCAACAACTTCGTCAAAGACAAATTTAATCGTACTGTTGATAAGTTCTTTATCGATGCAGGTGTTAGTGGCACTGTGCCTATCACAGAACGAGAAGCATCACGCAACATGACTGATGTGATGGATGAACACGACATTATCGTTTCTACAAGACTGGATCGACTCTCAAGGTCATCGACTGATCTACTACAGACAGTGCCTATCTTTGAAGCGACTGGTGTGACTTACTATCTGTGCGAACAGTTTGGTGACATGCCTATCTCTTACCCACGCAAGAAAGGTAAGACCAGTTTACACTCCAAGTTTGACATGAATGAGATGGTCAACAAGATCATGGTGATGGTTTTATCTGCTGTTGCAGAGATCGAACATGGCTCGACTGTCGATAAATTCAAAGAAGGCAAGTTAGCTTGGGCACCCAAAGGCTATTCAGTAGGTGGTTCAGCACCTTATGGTTTTAGAAAAGTAGAAGAAAAGGTTAAGAGTGGCAATCGAGTTAAGCGTAGAAGCAAGCTCGTTGAGATACCTGAAGAACAAGTAATCTTAGATTTTATCTTCAAACTCAGAGCTAAAAAACTTGGTGCTCGTAGAATTGCCAAACAGATTGATGCTCACTTTCCTGATGTAGCACCCTTTCCTTACTGGAAAGTACGCAACATTCTAGCTCGCAAAGTCCAAGGATTGCACAAGGCTAGTTAAAATATAATTTTTAGCTATAATAAATTATGGCTAATTCAATCAGCGATGTCGATATTTTTGAACCACCAAAAGATTTGTTGGACAGAAGTGTTGAGGCTTATGACGAGAATGTTCCTTTACTAGGCAAACTCGCAATAGG